CTCACATACTCCAGCGGTACAGGCAAGCTGTTGGCTGCTGGTAGTGTTGTCTTGGCTTTCGTACTTTGAAATTTGTGACCAATCTACTTGCTTTGGCATCCTTGCCAGAAGTTCTTCATACTGTTCTTTAGTACAATCCTGATATGGTGCCTGATCATAGATATGGTCAGAATGTGGTAAAAATGAGATACCAGAACAAATATCAAAGTTTTCGTATACCCAAGCACCAACTGATACCCATTCGTTGTCACGCACAGAGATTGTAACAGAAGGCTTATGCTCTGTCCAGTTTAGTGCATAAGTCTTCCACATGTCAAGCTGTTCAATAGCAGTCATATCGTTACGGGTAACAGCACCGGGAGGTGCCTTCATTGGAAAGGAGAATACAACTACACGATCAGGATGAAACTTCTCAGGTTCATTTGGAATACCAGCATCCTGCATCAGCTTGGTAATGGGATCTTTAATGTCACAACGTACAGTACGAACATAGTACTGGCTATGTCGTGCATGAATACCGCTTGCAGCGTCTGTTAGCTGACTTACAGTGCCTGAAGGCTTGCAGCATGTCACAGCAGTAGACTGTGGGATACCTAGCTTCTCTGCCCACTCCTTATTAGTTTTAACGGCATGTTCACGAAGTACTGAAAGAAACTTCTCATCCGGCTTATTAGTAATTGGTGCATCCATAATACCAGTTAGTGATACACCAAGCAGCCGTTCTTCTTCTGTATTCTTCTTCCAGACTTTCCGTAGATATGGGAAGTTAGTAAAGGTTGACTGAATTGTGCCAAGGACGGCAGCAGCCCAGACTTTATCCTTGAGGGTAGCTTCTGTATCTGAAGAACGAACTACAACCTCAGTTAGATTGCAGAACTGGTATGGACGAAGAATAATCTCTGAACATGGATTGGTTCCAAATTCATGTTCTACATTACGTCTACCATTCTTTGCTGCGTGTTTAGTTGCAGCCTGACGGGAGAAGATACCACGTTCACCAGATTTACTTTCTACAAGTGAAAGCCATTCACGCAGGAATGTTTCTGTATCTGGTTTGTCTTCATAGATTGCAGAGTTATTGGCTAATGCACGGTGAGGAGAATAAGTCCACCACTCACCTGACTTAGCCCTTCGCATATGATCGTCCTGTAGGTCTGACAGGCTGATCATTGCAGACCGACGAACACCACCAGACACAACAATATCTGCAACCTTACACATAATATCGTGACATTCAAGAGTATTTAGTTTTCTACCAGCAGCCTTCTTGAATGTCTCAACACAGAATTGGAATAGTTCTACAAGAGGTTCTGGTCCTGATGCACGGCCACCAAAAGTCTTTAGGCGGGAACCGGCAGGACGAACCTTTGATACATCCCACTTGGGAACTTCACCACTATATAGCATAGCCAGAAGTTTACGGAAAGCTTTAGCCCAACCTTCTTTGCTATCGTGAACTTTGATAATATCTTCTGAATCAAAAAGCTTCTCTGGAATTTCAGGAAGCTTATTTGTGTATCGTGCCTCTACGCTATAGCCAACACCTGTTCCACAGAGCAGGATCATCATGGCTTCGTCAAAGGCTTTAGGATCGTCAATAGGAAGGTATGAACAGTTGTAAGCACAGGTATTGTCACGGTCAAGGGCAGAGCCAGCCGTCATAACCATACGCATAGAAGGCATGACTTCAAGGTTAAGGATCATTTCTTCTAATTTGTTGATAGTCTTTTCTTCTTTAGGAATTACACGACGAACAACATTATCAATGTACCGCTTTACCGTTTCAGACCAATTCTCTCGACGGTTTTGTTCAGGCAACCAACGAGCATAACGTGATAACGCAATGAAATTCTGGTAGTCTGTAGGAAGGTAATTGGACATAGTAATGATGGCTCCTTTAGGTAGATGATAATTTGTATGGTTTATTAATCTCTAGGTACTCTATTGCTTTGTTAAACAAGTCCACATTATCTTTGAGCAGACCCAAAGCAGTATTACAATTACTACATAATAAACCCCTAACCTCTCCCGTTTCATGGTTGTGGTCTATATTTAATTTTTTAGATAATTCGTCTTGATGAATTGAACATATAGCACATTTATATGATTGTTTATCTAAATAAAGTTCATACTCTTCATATGTAATGCCATATTTATATTTAATTTGATGTCGTGCCTTTTTATGTTTGTTTTTCTTATTCCACTCTTTATGCCTTTCAGAACAACATTTTTTACATTCACGCTGTAAACCATCAGATGTAGTTTTGTTTGAGTAAAAAGAAGAAAGTGGCTTTTCCTCTTTACACTTAGAACATCTCTTAGATGGTATGAAGTCTTTATTTTTCACTGTTCTGATCGTGTAGTGAAAGCATCATTATAGCGTAGTGAATGATTTTAAGCAAGTCATTTCTGTTATGTCCTTCCTTCTTACCATACCTCTTCCAATATTTCAATATGTTACCCATAATGAAACCTTCGCCATATCCCGCATCAATGATCGTATCTGATGCTTGATATTTACCCTGTGCATAATGCTGTGTGTAAGTTGATACAATATACTGACGAATTTCATCTAATAGTTCTGGTTCATTAAAAGCGAAGATATTATCAATATCGTCTTTATAAACACTATTCTTTTGCACGGGGTATTCGTTCATATCTTGTTCCTCATTTGAAGGATAGAACTGTGTTAATTCTTTTCCGAACATATTTTATCTCCTTAGATTTAAGAACCTTAAAGGCAAATGTTCTCATTCTTTTAGGATCAATACCGGCTAAATCACACACGGCTACGAAATCTTCTGCTGTTACACCTACCGATGCAAAGAACCAAGCCTTAGCAGCACTACGTGCCATAACCTCTTCATCTGGCTCATTGCCAGTACTTGGCTTTGTAGCATCAAGCAATGCCTGAAGCAAGACACAGAGAAACAGAATCTTCTCTGGTGGTGCATCCTGTTCTAACAACTCTTCTACATCAAGGTTGATCCTACTGTCAATCACTTTTCTCATTACACCATTTTAAAATTAAATCTGAATCTTTTGCTGAACAATACAGAAAGTTATTCTTCTCACACCAATCGGCATAAGTTGTCTTTGAACCTTTGTACAATTTAGATTTGGGATTATCGAAGATAAATCGAATATCCAGTAGCGGCTCTTCTCTTCTAATATAAAGATGCTTCTGTCTATCGGCAGTTGTAAATCTTCCTTTAACTTCTAGAATAATACCATTTGTAAGAACGAAGTCTGGAAGATAGCTTCTAATAAGAGATACGTGATACTTTATTTTGTAAGGTTCATAACGATGTTTGATTTTACTTTCTTTTAGCAGTGACCAAAGCCTTTGTTCAGAACCTGATCTGAACTTATGCATCTTTAACCTCTGGTACGTCAGGTTCTTTTAATACCTCGACAAAGTGCTTTGGACCGTTTGAATACATAAACGTCCTAATTCCACGACCACCGTTAGCATCAGCCCAACAGTGATCACGATAGTCGCAAAAACTGCACCCAACACTAAGACGCATATTTCCAGACTTACCATCAGGAACCGCATCATAGCATTTCTTAGGAGGAGTGTCATCTTCCAATAGTGCTTTAAGTTCTTCAATACGTATCTCAGGATTGATCATCTCCATAGCATGAATTGGACAAAATACAATCTCACCGCTTACCTTGTCAATAGCTACAAAGCCAGCGTCTGGTTTTTTGTTTGCTTTTGAATAAGCAGAAAGCTGTGCAATGTAGCCAAATGGATCATCTTGAAGAATAGTACCTTCTTTAAATTTCTTAAAGCTATATGGAGAGGCACTTTTAAAATCAACAAGAACACCATCAACAATGGCATCGTGATGGCCTTTTACTCCACTAACCTCAACTTCTTTCTGAGGATCTTCAAGAGTGTGTCCAGCGGTTTTAGTAAGAAAGATAAGAAGCTGTTCTAGAATGTCACCATAAAGAAACTTGATCATTGTAGGGCCGGATAAACTTCGTTTAGGTGCACCTTTAATGTTGTACCAAACCTTACGATTTGGTTGTCCAATCATAGACAGACGAAGATTGTTCTTATCCTCTCTTCCAGAAAGAGCAGAGGTAACAGCTTTTGAAATACCATCAACAAGGGACTTCAGGTCTTCTTCTTTTATTGTTGTTTTTGTATCACTGGCAAAGAGGGTATAAATGTCCTCAACCAGCGTGTCAATGGTTTTCATAGCTGTTACCTCTGTCAAGTTAACTTAGGCTGCTACAGCGGCAAACGGATTCTTCTTGGGAGAAGAAACCAGCTTGTAGCGAGTGTAAGCTTCACCTTCTGGCGTCATCGCACGTAGTGCTTCAATAACAAAGCCAAACTTACGAAGACGAGAAATGGTTGCAGTCAGGTTCTCTGCCCAACCATTTTCAATTGCAGTCTTACGTGTAACGCGACGATTAGCACGTAGGGCTTTAAGGATACGCTGTTCATTCGACATCATTTTATTTTCAGTCCTTTTGTTTAGTGTTGATACTATGTCCACTTCAAAAAATGTAGTGGTCCCGCTCCTCACCCACTACGATGCCGCTGACCAAAATTGTCAGCCCCGTGTACCTCATGCTAGAGGTTTACAACTTCCTTGTCACTGTCAATAGTATAACCATCAACAGCTTCAAAGTCATCCTTAGTGTAAGCTACAAGATCAACAACCTGAAGGGCTGTTAGATCGGCAGATACACCGGACTTACCGCTACGGCTCCATGAATACGGAGTATACTTAATGTTACACACACTACCATTACCAATAAGCTGACCATTCCAAAGGTTATTCTGTGCATCCTTAACAACTGGTGCCTGACGCTTGGTGCCATCCTGACGCAGTACCTTACGCTTCAGGGTGATAAAATCACCACGATCATCGCCTTTGTTCTTCACAGTCAGACCATCGCCTTCTACAATCTTCTTTGTAGCAGGAGTAAGGCAAACATCTACTTGCCAAGCTGGCTCATAGGTTGTATTCGGCTCAATCACTGAAGCCCAAAAAACCTTACCTGAGATAATCTTCGTCTGAAGCTTTTCGTTGTTCTTAGCCATAATTCTCATACTCTCCTTTTCAATAGGTCCACACCATGTGAACCATCAGTTTTGGTACTCTACACTACCTACGAAGCCTTGTCAAGCATTTTTTTCATACAAGTTTCGTAGTCATATAACTCCTTCTGTTCTGCTATAAAACAGGGACGATCTTTGTAGACACCTAAAGTACCTACTCGATGTTCCTGTAACAGATCAGAAGAAGTCATAAACCCTCTGATGTTGTATGTCCTATCGTCTTCTTTTGTAATAAGACAATAAGTATCAATACAATCACCTTCATATTTATATCTGGCAAACAGTTTACCAGTTTTGTATCTTGTATATTTTACATCAACATTAAAACCATTAAGAGTTAGATCACCCTTATCCGTACCCTTGGCTTTGGACGATGGTTTAATATCAAACAAAAACTCTGGGTATACACCTAATGTTTTACAAAGAACCATTTCTGCCGCAACAGCTTCCTTCTCAATATCTTTAGACTTATGAGAACGATTAATCAAACGATCCCTGATACCAAGATTGTTGCAGATATTCAGACGTTCAACTGCAATGGCTTCAGCAATTGATTGCTCAAGTTCATTAAGCTGAACAATTGTATTCTTAGTAATATTTATCAATGATTTCCTCCTCTTCTTCTGCATCCATTATAATAGCATCAGCTATAGATGCAAGGTCTTGTGTTGATCTGTAACCATGCTGATCTTCTAGTTGTCGTATAAGAACTGTACGCCAATGGTTATCAGATACAGTAAAATCGAATGGTAGTCTTAGCTGTCTCATCAATGTGTCTCAGACCAATTAGAACCAATATGATATTCACTGTCAAGTGGGCATCGAACCTTTAGAAGCTTCTCCACATTCTTCATTGCAAGTTTAGTTAACTTACCAAAAGATTCAGCATGACGTTTAGGAACCTCAAACTGGTACTCATCGTGGATAGAAGCTACAAGCCTAGCATCAATGTTATGTTTGATCTTCAGCTTGTGAATTTCAACTAACCACTGCTTACAAATAACTGCACCAGCACCTTGAATAAGAAGATTTACTGCTGCGTGTTCTGATCTTACAACTAGCTTTCTACCATCCAAGCCGGGAAGATACCCTGTTTTAGCCATCCTGTCAACCTTTTTTCTGAATGTGGCTAGAGCAGGGACGTTTTCTAGAAACGTATCAATAAGTTCCTTACCCCTGTCAGCGTCACCTCCTACGATCTTACCAATCTTTGCAGGACCGGCACCATAGATAAAGGCGTAGATAAACGTCTTTGCTTGGTCACGGGTTTCTAGACCAGCAGCCTTCTGATTTGAAGTATGAATATCACCTTCAACAACTTCCTTAGTGAAGTTCTTGTCTTGTAGATAATGGGCTAAACCACGTAACTCCAACGAAGAAGCATCACAACCAACAAGAACATTATCAGGGCTGCTAACTGTCCAAGATTCCCTACACTCCTTACCATACGGAGAATACTTTGCAGGAACCTGTGCCATGTTTGGGCCATGATGGGCCATACGTCCTGAGATAGCACGTAAAGTAAGTACCTTACCATGAACCTTTCCATCCTCTTCTACAAGGTCAAGCCAAGATTGAACCTGTGCAATTCGTTTCTCAAGAAGTAGATACTCTGCAATCTTCTTGGCTTCAGGAATATCTACTTCCATTAGTACAGATTCGTCTACTATAGGGTGGCCCTTCTCTGTAAACTTAGAAGGTTTCCAACCTCTATACAACAAATGCCTAACAATCTGTTGTCTTGATTGAAGATTAAACTCTTGAAATTCTATTGAAGTATGTGGCCCAACAACAACAGATCTATCGTCAATATGACGAAGACCAACAGTAGATAACGTACCGTCTTTCTTAAGTTTAGGAACAATTTCTCTGACTGCGACTGGTAGTGGAAAGAAGATAGACTTAACTTCTTTTTCAATTTCTGTAGCCTTATCTTTTAACTTGTTAACTAGAAGCATAGCTTTCTGAATATCAAGAGTAAAACCATTTCTCTCTTGTTCATTAATCAAGGCACGTATCTGATGCTCAAGAACAATACAGGATTCTGAAATTGTTTCAATATCCTTAAGCATCGCTATGTATACTCTGTGTGTTAACTGTACGTCATTAACACAGTATTGCACCATGTCATCCGTAAGCTGAGTGAAGTTCTGAAAGTCAATCTTTGGAAAGCCTAGAGTAGTTCCCCAAGCTTCCAAAGAATGACCACCATCACGCATTGGATTTATAAGCTGAGATAGAATCATGGTATCAATAATCTGACTTAGCTTTATATTAACACCAGTCAATCTCTTCAATACAGGGGCATCAAATGATACACCGTTGTGCATGATGTACTTGTCTACATTCTTAGAAAATGAAGGAAAGTCAGTATAACACTCACTACTTTTAAAGATATAGACACTACCTGTATCTATATCCTTGGCTACGATGCAATGAATTACTGTGGCATTAAGATCATCTGTTTCAATGTCCAGTACTACCCGCATCTTATAACTCCGTTAGATCTTTGTCCTCTTCACCATTATCCCCTAACTTGGCTACCTCTGTCAAGCGTCCTGTTTCTTTGTTGAAGAACAGGTGACAGGCAATGCCCGTATCACCAGCATAGCGGTTCTTAAGTACACGTACCGTTGTAGTATTTGCAATGTTAGGATCATCCGATTGTTGATCACGTTCTAATGCTACGACTGCATCTGAAAGCTGTGCAATAGACTGACTGCCGCGTAGGTGAGAAATAGATACTTCCTTACCATCTTCATGTCCACTATCTGCACCTGTACGGCGAAGATGGCTGACAAGAAGTAATGCACAATTAGTTTCTTCCACCA